GCGGCAATTTGTTTGATGTCGCTGCCAAACAGTACGGCGATCCGACCGCTTGGACGGTCATCGCCCAGGCAAACGGCCTTGCTGATCCACAGCTCACCGGTATCGTCACGCTCATCATTCCGCCGTATAGCGGTGCGAGCGCTGGCGTTCTCGGCTCATAAGGTTACCCATGATTCCATTTACGCAACCGACCGCTCGCAGCCCGCGTGGCGCCGTGAAGGTCAATGGCGAAATCATAGAGGGCTGGGTCGAGTTTGAGGTGGAAAATGTCGGCTATTACAGTGCCGACACGTTCCATTGCACGTTTGCCGCCAGCCTGCTGCCCGCGGGCCGCAACGTGAATTGGTTCTCGCAACAGCAGGACATGTATGTCGAGCTTTTTATCGGCTTCCCGGCCAACCCGGATCTTTACCGGACTGCGGAGCTGTCAAGCTGGATCTACGGGCAGGTCGATGATATCGATGTCGATCCGGTGACTGGTCTTATCACAGTCTCCGGACGGGATCTGACTCGGGTTTTCATCGACAAGAAAACCACGCAAAAGTGGCCGAATCAGACGTCCAGCCAGATCGCCGCCGCACTAGCAAAAGAGCACGGACTTTCGTCGGTCATCACGCCGACCAAGACCAAGACAGGTAAATATTACGAAATCGACCACGTCACGATTGCGAATGAGCAGAGTGAATGGGACATCCTGAATTACCTGGCTGACAGCGAAGGCTTCAAGGTCTGGGTGCGCGGGCAGACATTGTATTTCATGCCAGCCCCAGATCCGGCCAACACCGCCCCGTATCAGCTGATCTGGCAGCCGTCGATGCAAGGCGGCTCACCTGTCGCCAATTTTGAGCAGATCAAGCTCAAGCGGGCACTGACGGTGTCGCGCGGGGTTCAGGTCAAGATCCGCAGTTGGAACAAAAAGCAGGCCAAGGGCTTCACGGTCTCCTATCCGGCGACCGCTAAAAGCATCAAGGTCGGCAAATCCAGCATCGGCGCGGGCGCGCAGGTCTACAGCAAGCGCGTGCCGAACCTGACGCATGACCAGGCGCTGCAGTACGCGCAAAACTGGTACCAGCAGATCGTTGCACACGAAATGACCCTCGATGTGACGATGCCCGGGGATAACAACCTCGACACCACGTCGATCATTCGCGTGTCCGGCACCGGAACAGCGTTTGACCAGTTGTACTATCCGGACGCCATTACGCGCCACCTCAGTTTTTCGGGTGGCTACAGCATGACCGTTGCGGCCAAAAATCATTCACCCGACTCGGAGATCACGCTATGAGCCACGGCAGCAATCTCCTGACAAACGCGATGCGCCAGCACGCCAAAGCGGCAATGGGCGATATCGCGATGCCCGAGCATGCAGTGATTACCAGCTACGACATGAGTAATCACGCGGTCAAAGTCACGGCTGAGCCGACAGACCCGGATGCGGAGCCTATCGAGTCCAACTGGATGCCCTTGGGCGCCATTGGCATTGGCAACGGATGGGGCCTTGCGGTCGGCCCGAATATCGGCGACCAGGTGCTCGTTGTTTTCGAACATGGAGACCGCTCATCAGGATCCATCGTCGATCGGTATTTTTCGACCACGCAGCAGGCTATTGCTGTGCCGTCCGGGGAAATTTGGGCGGTACACCAGACCGGAAGCTCCTTGAAGCTGACCAATGACGGAAAGGTATCCGTTAATTCGAGTAGTGATACCGATATCACAGTGGGCGGCAACGCCAACATCACCGCGACCGGAAACGCAACCATCACGGCAAAAATATGCTCGGTCATTGCCTCGGCCTCGGCTGCAATCACCGCGCCGGCAATCACCCTGGGCGCGAGTGGTCAATCCCTGCTCGGGTTTGTGACGTCAGCGTTTATGTCGCTGTTCAACGATCACACTCACCCTGTAACTGGCGTCGGATCGCCAACCGATGTGCCAACCCAGCAGATGACGGACTCGCAAATTACGACCACGGTAACCGGGGGCTGACATGGATCTTTACCATTATTACGGGGGCGATTTGAGCGCCTCGCCATCCGGCGATCTAATGCTTGCCAGCCCCATGGTAACTGGCAACCAGCGCATCTACCGGCGCCTGTCGACCAATCCGCAGCTCAATGATGCCGCCGGAAGTCCGGTTGCCTCGCCGGATTACACATGGCAGCCGGCCTACGGCGCGGGGCTGGGGCGTAAGATCGGTTCGCCAGGCAATACGCCGGCACTCAAGGCCCTGATAAAGGGGCAAATGCTGCAAGAGGCCGTCGTGGCCACGTCCCCCAAACCTCAGATCAGCGTCACACAGAGCGGCAACACATCATCCGTCGATATCCAGTACACCGACGCCAACACGGCGACGACGCAACTCGTATCTTTCGACGTAACCCAATAGGCAACCATGGCGAACCTAAATACACAGTCGTTTTCGAGTATCGTCAGTAACTTTGCCACGGCAGTGCAGGGCGCGTGTTCGTCGCTGATTGACTTCACCGTAGGCTCAATCTTGCTGGCAGTCGGGCAGGCAACCGCAGGCGTGGCGTTGTGGCTGCAAGGCCTGATCATGCAGGTGCTGGCCGTCACCCGGGCATCTACATCGAGCGGGACTGATCTCGATAGTTTTTTCGCGCAATTCGGATTTGCCAGACTTCCAGCAGTGGCGGCCAGTGGCCAGGTGACGTTTGCGCGGTTCACGCCAACCAATCAGGCAAATATCCCGGTTGGCGCGACGGTAACATCAAGCGATGGCACGGTGGTTTTTACCGTCATCGCCGATACGACCAATGCCAACTACAGCGCCGGGCTCGGCTATTACGTCATCCCGGCCGGCCAATCGAGCATCAGCGTTACCGTCCAGTGCACAGTCGCCGGTACGGTCGGCAACCTGGCGCTCGGCGCGCTCAACACGCTCGGTACGGCGATCAGTGGTGTGGACTACGTCACAAATGCAGCAGCATTTATCAATGGCGTCGCAGCCGAACTTGATCCTGCGGCGCGCTCGCGCTTCGTGCTCTGGATTGCCAGCCTTGAAGCCGCGACGCTGGCGGCGGTTCAAAACGCCATCGAGTCGGTGGCGCAAAATATCAGCGGCGTCATCCTCGAAAACGCGCTGTACACCGGGGTCGCGCAGTACGGCGTGTTTACCGTCATCGCGGACGATGGCACCGGCAACCCATCATCGACAACGCTATCGAATGTCAGCAACGCCGTCGAGGCAGCCCGACCGCTGACGGTCACCTACAGTGTGCATGGCCCGACGGTTATCACGGCAACGGTATCGATGGCGGTGTCCGTGGCGGCGGGGTATGTACCGGCAACGGTCTACGGACTGGTCCAGGCGGCCGTGCAGGCCTATATCAACGGCCTCGGCGACGATAACAATCTGCCCTGGTCCATGCTGGCGACCACGGCGTACAGCGTCGCAGGCGTAACCAATGTCACGAATGTCCTGCTCAACGGAGGCACGGCGGATCTGTCTTGCACAAATGTTCAGCGCATTCTGGCCGGCACAATCACGGTGAGCTGACATGACGGGAGATCAAAACGACATCATCGGCCGCCTGCAGGGCTACCTGCCACGCGGCTGGTTCGGAGATTGGAGCGAGGCGCCGGTCATTGGCGGGGTGCTGGCCGGCATTGCCTCGGTGCTGGCCACATCCTATCTACTGATCCAGTTTGCGCGCGCGCAGACGCGGCTCGGGACTTCATCGGGCGGCTGGATCGATCTGTGGGCTGCGGATTTTTTCGGTGAAAACTTACCGCGCAACCCGTACGAATCCGACGCGAGCTACATCACCCGCATTCAAGCAAGCATTTTCCAGCAGAAGTCCACCAGGCCCGCGATGGCCAACATGCTGACCAAGCTGACCGGGCGCGCGCCGATCATTTTCGAACCGAATCGCCCGCTGGATACCGGGTGCATGGGCATTAATAGCGGCCCAAACAGCTTTTGCGGCGTGGCGCGCGCCGGGTCGCTGGTGCCATATATGGCACTAATTACCGCTTACCGTCCGCTCGTCTCCGGTGGGTCAGTCGGGGCAGGGTACTGCAACGCTGTCGTGCGCACCGCTGCGCGCGAGCCTGGCTCGCTCAGCTACACCGGATCTCTTTCGGCTGAAATTTCAACCGCTTCTGACGCAGTCATTTTCGCAGCAATCAACGCCTGCCGACCGATTGGCACGAACGTCGGCGTCGCCATAACAAACTAAGGAAAATTACATGAATGCAGCTCAGGTCGGCGTCAGCGCCGCGCTGGCGGCTTACTGCACCCTTTTTAACAGTGGCTCGCTGGTATTTCTGTCCGGGACTCAGCCGGCATCACCCGAAACGGCATTGAGTGGTAACACCACGCTCTGCACGGCGACTTATTCCTCGTCGGCTTATGGGTCACCGGCGTACAGCAGTCCGAACATGCAGGCATCGGCCAGTTTTACTGCGGGGTCGTTCAACCCGGTAGCCGGTGGGGCTTGCACCTTCGCGCGCGGCTACGAAACCAACGGCACGACCGCCCTGGCCGACTTTACCGTCGGCTCCAATTGGCTGGCCTCGCAGCCGGTCGTTCTGGGTCAGTATTGCTACGCCAATGGCAATACCTACAAATGCACCACGGCGGGCACGTCGAGCACGGTCACGCCGTCCGGCACCACGACTTTCACTGACGGCACGGCGGTTTGGACGTATCAAGGCTCGGGCCAGCTATTTGACATCATGATCAGCAACCCGATCATCCAGCTCGGCGTTGCCATTTCCGTGACTCAAACCATGAAGATGCCAGCGGTGTAAGGGGCGACCATGACAATTGGCGGCGGACTCAAGGGCGCTGCCTACTGCAACGCCGTCACCTATTCTGCCGTCTCAGAGCCGCAATCTGCGGGCTATACGGGCTCGCTGGCCTACGAAGTTCAGATCGTTCCGGCTATGGCGGGTGGCGCGGCATTTTGTAATGCGGTTGCCTATTCGGCGGTTCATGAGGCGCTGTCAGCCGGATACGTCGGGTCGTTTGGACCCCATCCTACTGCCTCGGCGTTACAGGTGTCGTCCAGTGTCGTGGCAACGCCAGTCGCGATGGCGGTTTCCGCGTCGTCTCTGGGAGGACTACTTTCCAGCGGCTCCGGCGCATCTTTGTTTTCGACAGCATTCTCCGCGTCGCTTGGCGCGCTGTCAGCGGCCACTACTGTCACATCAAAAGATGTGGTTGTCGTCACATCGTCTGACGGCCTGCTGACTATTGGTGGCGGATCACAAAGTCAGACTGTGGCAGCTGCCGGCACCCTGAGCGGCTTGTCGATCATCTGTTCCGCCGTCCGTACCGAATCTGCGGCGGCTGCTATCTTGCTGGGTGGGCTGTCGTCAGCCGTGCAGGCTGCGCAATCTGATTTATCTACCGCATCCAGCAGTGCAGGACCGCTGTCCTCGCCCATCTCAGCGACGGATCAAGCGAAAAGCGCGGCAGTCACTGCATCCCTGGGCGCGCTGTCGTCGGCCGTCACGGCGGTTGAGTTGGCAGCGACTGCAACGTCCGCATCGCTCGGCGCGCCGTCAGCCGGGGGGCAGGCAGCTCAATCGGAGGCTGCTGCAGCGTCGAGCGTGGGCGGTTCGCTATCGGCCCCATTCACAGCCTCGCCGCAACAGGCCGGCGTGGCGGCATGCGCACTGGGCGGGCTTTCGTCGTCAGCAACGACAGTCGAGACTCGATCTGAATCCGAGGCCTCTACGCTCGGTGGGTTGACGGCAGTGGTTGTCGCAACAACCGGGGTTTCGACGGCCGGTGCATCGGCTACGGGGCCGCTATCTTCGGGCTGCGTTGGCGCTCAGGCTTTGAGTGCATCTGGTACTGACGCGCTCGGCGGGCTGTCGATTTCCGCGTCAGCAGTCATGTCGGAATCCTGCATTGCCGCTGGCGGCCTTGGCAGCCTGTCAGTAAGCGCCCAAGCGACGCAGTCTGATGCCGCGTCAGTCGCAACCGCTGCTGGCGCTCTATCAACAGCCGGCGCTGGCGCAGAAATCCGGGCGGCGGTTATCGGCGGCGCTGTCGGCGGGTTGGTTTCCGTCGCCACTGCTACTCAGCCCGGATCTGCGGGCGCGTCCAGTGCCGCTGGCGGCCTGTCGTGTGCCATCGCGGCTGCGCAGTCATCTGGCGCGGTGGCATCGGGTGCCATCGGGCCGACATCCGGTACCGCAGGTGCAGCTGAATCGCTATTGGCGGCAGCGGTCAGTCAGATGGGCGCGCTATCTGCGCCATCATCGGTCGTGCGGCAGTCGAGTGCCGCTGCCAATGCCAGCTTGCCGTCGCTATCGACCAGCGCTTCGGCGGTGGAAGTAGCCGCTGTTTCGGCGGCACTCGGCGCGCAGCAGTCTGGATCTGTAGCGCAGCAGGGGGAAGCTGCTCTTGTAACGGCATCGCTCGGCTCAATCGGGTCATCTGCCTCAGTGTCGCGACAGGGTGCTGTTGCTGCCGCGCCGCAACTTGGATCGCTGTCGGCCGCTATCGCTGCAGTAGTGGGCGCGGACACGGGCAATGCCTCATCTGCGATCACATTGCAATCCAGCGGCACCGTTGTCGCAAAAGCGACGGCAGCATCGGGCGTCGCGCTAACGCTGCTCGCGCAGGGGCGGGCCAGCCAATCAGCGATGGCCTCGGGCTTTGGCGCGCTCGGCGACGTCGAAGGCGGCCAGGCGCAGATGATGCTGACCATCATTGCCTCCGGCGTGCTTGCTGCGTTTTCGTCCAGCGCCTCTGCGGCATTCTGCTACCCGCCTGACGCGAGCTTTTATACCCAGATCCCGGTGCGCAGCTTCTACGCCCCAGCGGAGGCCCGGCCGTTTTACGCCGCAATTTCAG